TAATGTTTTATATTTTGTCCTCTTCTTGCTTGGCACAAAAAGTGTAGGATTATATTTCTCTCTAGTTGTGAACGACTTGCCATCCTCATATCCACGGACAAGAAAATCATTCCCGACCATCTGAACGTTAGTGTAATATCTCATGCAGACATGATAGCACGTTCACGTTCCCTAAACAACCTAATAAAATTATTCTAAGACTTTTCTGTGACATTGGTAGCAGTCAATGCTTGATACTTATCTAATTGTGCTTTATCTGGTTCTAATATGGTAAGAAAACTATCGGAACTCATCATCATCTCACGTTGTAGAGAACATGCTGGCCATGATTCAAGATATTCACCCTTTACCTCAAATGGATCTGTTAGTTTGCAATCTGGTTCGCCAGGAACTACTGCTGCAACTTCTTCCAATCTAGCAATAAGACTTATTGCAGGTGCTTTTAGTATTATAACTTTTATCATAATAAAGATAAACTTTTATTCTTCAATGATAGCATAGAACTACGTACTTTGTCTATGTACCCACTGTTACGTAATTCTTTGAACACAAGATTTTCAAAACCATACTCACCATATTGATCTAATGATGATGCTCTTGCCATCCTCAATTTATTTACAATCGACTTCAATGCTTCTGGTTTCTCTGATTTTATTAGTGTGTCTATCTTATTCTTGAGGTTATTTGTTTTCTTTTCTAGTTCATTCTCATCAAAGTCATCCTCAAACTTTGTTGGTTCCTGTATCCAATATCCTTTCAATACACTGTATACACCTTGACACTTCTTACGTGTTATACCAGGTCTTTCAATATATGGTTCTACTGGAACACCATATATCTTTACATCATGAGTCAATTCCCATAATGTTTTCTTATCCATGTAGTAGTCATCAAGAAATAAAGGATCGCACTTTGGAATATAATTTGTATCTACGACTAAATGCACATCAATATCAGAATATTTTGTGTAGTTATACCCTGCATTACCACCTAACATAAGTACGTCAACGATTGCTCTGTCATTTAGGTCAACGTAATCAGAAAATGCTTTGGCAAAGTTCATAATAGATCTACGAACCTGAGGTCTCAACGTACCACCTATCCAAAACTTATCATTTAGTTCATCCCTAAAACGCAAAGTCAGACCTGCGGTTTCCCGTAGATCTGACGCTTTTATATGATGCAAGACTTTCTTGTACACTCAATACTACCCTGTTGTAGTATTATTTAGAGCCAGTCTTTTCGTTGATGTGCTTCTGGAATTAGTTTTTGAATGTCTATCAATACTAAACCGTCTTCAAATCTAACAGACTTGACTTCTAATTCATTTGGCATAGACCAAGTGCGTTTGAATGCACGTTGTGCTAATCCTTTATGAACGTAGTCTTGCTCTACTCCGTCTGGTTTCTTTCCTTCAATAACAAGTCTACCTTCCTCAGTATAGACTTTGATGTTATCTTTTTTGAATCCTGCTAATGCTACCTCTACCCTGTACTCATTATTAGATACTTTGATAGTATTATAAGGTGGGTAATTTGTGTTTGCAAAGTGCTGATCGAATTCGTGATACCAATCATCAAACCCTATCATATTTTTTTGTATCTTTTCAAGATACTTCTGTGTTTCTGGCACAGTAAACGTTATTGATCCGTTTCCGAACATGGTGACCTCCTTGAGCGTCTAATTGTATGTCCCCGTAGGCGACACTACTAATTATATGATCAGACATAAGAAAAGGGGTCGTGGAAACCCCCTTTCTTAGTTGTGTATATCCGTAAGTCCACCCCTCGATGGTGACTTTTTTATTTAGGAGTTACTTTTGTCTTGCCTATATTATATTTGGTTTCCAACTCCCATTCCTTTTTATTCTTGAATGAAATGACTTTAATTTGATTCAGTGATGACATATTTTCTATAGTATCTAAACCAGCAGCAGATATTTCTACTAAACCCCAATCTACAAGTAATTTGATTATTCTATTACGTCTTTGTACATCATTCTCTGTCAAGTTAGCATGTTTACCATCCAAAGCAAACAGTTCCTTGAAGTGTACTATGTAATACCTACCTTGCTTATGCAATATATGGCATGATTGGTATAATTTTTTTTCTTTTCTTGATGCCACTCCAATTCTGGTCAGAGTCTCACGAACCTTCAAGAAATCATCAGGTTCTTTGAGAACTATCTCAACCATTTTATCAGGAGACCAAGCAAATTCGTTTTCAAAAGTCATTTCAATCCTCCGGTATTCAACCGTCGTGTAATAATGTTGAGTTGGTCTTCGGTAAGTAGAGGTAGAACTTGTCTTGCTTTATCATCACTGTACCCATAGTATTCCTTCACAATACTTAGGTTAGACAGTTCGTTTTTTCTCATCCAAGGAGAAAATCTCTTCTTTTTCCTCAAAGTATATAGTAAAAAGTCGTATTGTAACTTGCTATCTAGATGATTGTTGATGTTCATCTCGTTTGCAAACATCAAGGTGTCTATTTGACCAGACATGCACCTGTTCACAATATATGAAGGATATTTTGTTTCAATTGTAGAGTCATTATCAACAAGATTGGTCTTAGTCTCATTGATAGACTTCAACCAGTCTTTTAGTTCCATTTTTTTCGCCTAATAATAATTCTATCGTTCTCATAGTCAGGAACAAACTCAATAGGATCATCATTTTTCCAACACAATTCAGAATACAATGAGTTTAGTGTTCCCATATCATCCCATAAATCAGAAACTCTATCAGACACCAGTTGCTCCATAAAAACTTATTATAACATATATTTACCTATTGAATATCCTTTGTTTGAGTTCCAACGTCCATTTGTCATAGTATTTTGACTTCATCAAGTCCTTTCTTGCTTCCTCTAACTCCTTTCTTTCTTGCACTAACAATAAAACCTTACCACTATTCATAATATTACCATCAATATTCTCCTCTAAGTCAGGATGATCCTCTAAGAACACAAAATCAGGGTACATTATACCCAATTTCATAACTAACCACTGTAGATATGATGCACCATGATCCTCCATAACAAATATAACCACCTCCTTCTCCCACGGTTGCATCATATACTCTATAACTGTGAGCATGTTCTTGTATGACACTATCTCTATCTTATTTCTCTGGAATGCAGACTTAGCAAACGGACATGGTGGCATACCATCAAAGGATTTGTTAGGTTTTTGTAAAAAATCAAACCAATCTTGGAGTAAATCCTTCATGCTATAAGATCTGAAACGTAATTTCTATCAGGGAAGTAGTCTTTTTGCTCTCCTTCACGATGTAAGTCTGAGGTTACGCAATGTAGACCTCCATCCCAGAAGTATCTATGTCTGAAATTTATAATATGTGGAGTGACACCATGTTTCTCAAAATATTTGAATACTTTCTCGTTATATCCATTGCATATAATATTATTTTCATCTATGACTAGCATATTTACATCAAAAACTGACTCCTCAACGTATACTTGCCAGTGTGATAACCAACTATCCATATATTCTATCAGATCATCATTATCTTCCTCCCCTGCAACGAAGTATTTTCCTCTATTCTTCTCCTTCATCTTAAGAAAACCATCTACCTTATCCCATCCCTCACCTGTTATGGAACACACATCCCAATCAGGGAATAGTTGCTGACAATCTTCAGTATCTTTTAGTGAAACTACAAGACCTGGTTTGACTACACAGGTGCTACCATCACTATGTCCTGTGTTAGCAAGGTAATTTATACGATAATTAGGAAATAGACGTCTTAGTTTCTCATCAAAACTCTTTTGATTGAGTTTATTGATAACATGACAGAAACTAAAATACAAATCTTTACCGATTCTGAACATAGTAGCAGAGTTTATGTACTGATCATACATGATTGGCACATTATTATCCTTCAACCACTTCTCTATCGTAGCATAAGGATAAAATTCACCAGAGTTAGGACACTTGTTAGCTGAACCTATCTGCATGGTCTCTGCTTTTATTATCTCATCTCTTATCTTATCAAAATCTATACCTATCAGAACCTTTGATTTGTGATGATATTTCTTTTGAGTGCGAAACTTGAATAATGACATAGATGTAGACAAATTTTTCTGAGGTTCTAGCATGTCTTCTAACATCTTTGCCATAAGTTTCTCACGATAAGTCAAGTCTGACATCTGTGAAGTGCATAGTCTATCAAATACGTTTCTTACGTTAATATTCTCCCCATAGTTTCTTGATGGCATAAAGAATGTACCACCTATCATAGCAGTATAATCTCTTGGGAACATAGGAGGATACTTTGTCACATGTCCTTGACCTATGGGTTGTGGTATTTTATCGTTTACATATACTTCTGGGTCATCACTTACATCTGTTCTTAGAACAGTAACACCAAATTCTTCTAACTTACTTATTAATTTTTGGTAATCTTCTTCAGTCTCAACATACTGTAAAGACCCACCATCTGCTTCGATGTATGGTAGTAGTTCTTCAATAACTGTTATTATATTTTCGTCATTTAGTTCCATTTTCTATAACCTCCCCATCGGGAAGGAGATCTAAATCTCCTACCACTCCACCTATAACAATAAAGGCAGT